GCTTATTTTGTTCCTGTTAATAGGCTAATTGAGATTATGCCTGACATTCTTTAGTGGAGGGTTGGACGGCGAAATATATGGTTGGACAATTTTTTCGCCGTCCACCTCAAAAATAAATTTGTTGGTCTCATTTATTTGACTTACCTTTGCACTATCATTTAAACAACTTTATATATTATTATGAAAGCTTTAAAAATTAATTCAGGTACACAAAAAATCGAAGAGGTAACTATCAAATCTTGGAAGGACATTGCACCTGAAATCGGCAATGGTTGTGAAATCTTTACAGCGCCTATTGAGTTAGAAAATATGGACACTCTTTACGCTGATGACGAGGGGTTATACAACAGCTTTGAAGGCGGTTTTATGATGGAAGATTGGAGCTATCCTATTGTTGGTAACGGCCTTCTTGTAGGTACTAATGACGAAGGTGAATCTGTGAATGTTAAAACCACTAAGGAGGAGTTGGAGAAAATGATTATTTGGGTAAGTAAGGCAGATGCCCAAAAGCATGCTAGTCAATTTTAAGTAGATGGTGGACGGCGAAAAAGCAGCCTTATATTTCGCCGTCCACCTCAAACAAAAAACAACATGAATAAATTATTTATAACCCTAGCAATTTATCTATTCTCTTTATCCTTAACAGCACAACATATCAATATAAATAAAGTGCTGGGAACAACCTTCTGGGAGATTGCAGGTACAGACCTTGAAGTCACTGATTCAACTTGGATATATGTAAACAGTTACCAAACTACCATGTTTTTAAATAAACAAGGGGAACTAATAATGACACTAAGACCCATGGACAAATATGGTAAACCAATGGTGGAAAATATAAAAACATTCCGTTTCGTTGCATCCGATTATGACACTATTTCAGGGATTTTCAAAGTCACAGGTCGGTCAGGTAGGCAATATTTTATGAGTAGAGGTTTTTATCTTCCTAAACCCACTAGCGTGAAAAAAAAGTTGTAAGTTCATAATAATAAAGTTGGTTTGAAGGTGGACGGCGAAAGCTGTTCACCTTTTTTTATTTGAATTCATTTTTTAACTAAATTTATTTTTTTATTTCAATAACTTATTGTACCTTTGTATGGTCAAGCGGTTGACACAAGATCCCCTGAAAGAAATAAGCAGGGTAGGAATAATCCAACCCTACCCGTTATCCTAAATGCTAACAAGATGTTAATGCTAAAAATAATTTTATATAAAGTTAGTTTAATTCAAATATTGGTTTTATCTTTGCATCACTTTCAAAGGAAGGTAATAATTGAGGGCATTAAAAACATTTTCAAACACCTTTATATTATGAAATACAAATACGAATATTACAAATTACTAATTGTCAATCAAAGACAAGAGATTATTGAGGAGATTAAAACTCAAATGATACAAAATAACGCGCAAGAGATTAACTTGCACCGTGGTATTATTGTTAGCTCAATTGATTACCAAACGAACAAGGTTATTGGTCGTTTTACATTGGATCAACGAGCTTTTATTGATGATGGTTTTTATATTGATAGTGTTTCATTTCAAGATTTAACAACCGAACAACTTGTTGGTATATTACAAATGATTGAAGAAAAGCAGTTTGATGTTGAAGAAACGATTGAAGAAAATTAATTTAAAATAAATTTAAAATTAATTTGGTAGTATCAATTATTCACCTTATCTTTGCATCATCATTCACAAACAATTAAAAAACAGTTACTATGGCACACCAGATTTCATTTGAGAAAAATCTAAACGGGGATTTTGTAAGCAAGAACCTCAAGCCTTGGCACGGATTCGGTACGATCCTTGAAAATGTATCCTTTAGGGATGCCTTGGATTACGGTGGATTAAATTACACCGTTGAAAAGTCACCAAACATTCACCGCATGGATAAGGTGGAAATTATTTCTGAAAAATCTTTTTTCACATGGCGTACCGACACCAAAAAAGTGTTGGGTGTTGTTGGAGACCGCTATACGCCTATTCAGAACGATGATGCCCTATCAATTGTGGAACAATTCCCTTATAAGATTGAAACGGCTGGCGTATTGAAAAATGGAGCCATTTCCTTTGTCTGCATGAAGTCAGATAAACAGATTGTTGTTAAGGGCAACGACCTGACGGAAATGTACCTATTGTTTACAAATTCCTTTGATGGAACAACACCTATCAGTGTAATTTTCACACCTATTCGTGTTGTTTGTAACAATACATTAACGGCTGCAATTAAGGGAGCTGCTGAAAAATACACTTTCCGTCACACTGTTTCCGCGACTGAAAAAATTCGGGCTTTCGCTAAAGTGATGGGCTTGTTGGAACATTCCACAACTGAACTGCAAACTACTTTTAATGTTATCGCAGAAAAACAGATCAACCCTATTGATTTTATGGGCCATGTTTTTCTAACTAAAGAGGAAATTGCAGCCATTGCAGCTGGGAGACTTACAGACGGACAAGGGGATTCAATTTTATCCACACGTAAGAAAAATATCATGGTAGATGCTCTAAAATACTATGAGTCTGGCGCAGGTCAAGCCGAGTGGAAAGGGACGGCATGGGGAGCTTTTAACGCAGTTACAGGTTTTATGGGGTCTAAGGATTTTGATGGCACTGAAGATAGGATGATGTCAGTTGTGTTCAATGCTAATTACAAGCAAGCAACAGATAAAGCGATGCAGTTGGCGACGAACGGCATTCCAAAACCTTTACGTTCATTGGAAACGCTATTGTTCAACTAAAAAAAATCGCCCCATCTGAAAAAAAAGATGGGGCTTTTTTTGGATAACTGATTTTATTACCGTATCTTTGCTATTATTTTCACAACTAAATTTATATAACTTATGGGATTTTTTTCTTGGAAAACAAGTGACACAAACAGGAGCATCTCAAATAGCTCTTCAAGGTACGGTACATTTCCCGTATCAATGATTACACACGATGGTCGACGCTTTGATGAAAGCGATTATGAGGGATATGGTAAGTTCGGTGGTAAAGATATATATGAATTAATTGCGGAAATGAACGGTTTAACGGACCGAAGTGAAGGGATTAGTTTGGTTTTTGCTGATGACAATGTAACTGGGGATTTTGCCGCTGCTGCTAAACGAGGTGTAATTTTGCCTAAGTTAGTGGAAAATTCTGATCGGGACTTTGATTCCCTTCCTTATCCTGAAGATTGCCCACAACAAGGTTATTTTTATTACTAGTACTATTTTTTCAAACAATTAAAATCTAAGTTTACCATGCAAAATTTTGAGGTTAATTTTGAATTAAATTGGGGTAACAGAACGTTGCCAATTAAAAAAACCGTGACCGCTTCATGTACTAAGGAAGCCACGGAAGTAGCTAAAAATACTTTGATTTCAGAATTGAATATCGAAGATAAAGAATTGAAAGCTTTAGTTTGCATAAAAAAATAAAAGATTGAGGTCTGGGGGGGGGCAAAAGTTACCTTTGCCCCCCATTAATACTTTATTCATTCATTATGTTTTATATTAATTTTATTATGATTTCCTTAGTAGTACTATTCATTCTCTTAATGATCGCTTTTAAAATCATTTGCATTTCCCGTTATTCGGATGTTGCTGATAAAGCGCTGGATAAACTAGTTAAACATATCGAAGAAAAAAATCTAAAAATTAAATAGATTTATTTTTTTATTCCAATTATTTGTTGTACCTTTGTAAGGTCAAAGGGTTGACACAGAGTCCTCTGGGTGAGATAGACAGGGTAAGAATAATCCACCCCTGCGCGTAACTGAAGATGTTAACGTATAGTTAATTCTATATATGAATTTAATTAAAAATAAATTTATATAACATTAGGTTAATTCAAATATTCGTTATATCTTTGCATCACTTTCGAAGGAAGGTAGTTAAACAGGGACCGAAAATATTTTTATCTAAATTTAAAATAAATTTGGTGGTCTGAATTATTAATCTTATCTTTGCATCACATTAGTTACGAACCTAAAATTTTTTTGTTATGAAATTTACTTTTAAGATTGACAATGTACTGGTTGTTTTTTCCTATGCTAAAACATCTAATCATAAGATTGTCAATAGTAATTGGCCTATCGTTCAAACGTACGCTTTTAGTAAAGAGCAATATGAGTACGTAAAAAATGACAGTAAGGCAACTGCTTTTGGCTTATTGGATTTTGACGGCCAAAACTGCTTAGATTGTCCGTTGTCTAAAACTAATGGCTACAAAATTGGAAAGTGTTACACACACAAATATTTTCAATTGAACGGCCTACGTTCTACATTAAAGAGCGTAATTAAAGAGTATCAAAGCTGGGATTCTATTCCCGACTTTCCTAGCGTTCCACCTAAAAAGCTGGTTTTGGCTTGTTCGGACAATTATATCCGTTTTGGTACATACGGTGAAACGGTTTTTATTCCCTTAAATTGGTATCAAATTTTGACTTCTGTGGCCTCTTCTTGGACTGGCTATACTCACCAATGGCATAAGTGCGATAAAGAGTACTCAAAGTATTTAATGGCCTCTGCAAACAATATTTTTGAAGATGCCATTGCAAAAAATGAAGGCTGGCGTACTTTTGTTATCCTGAAAAAAGATGACAAAAACGAAAATGTACTTTGCCCTGCCGATCGTAAAAACGTTACTTGTCAAAAGTGCGCGTTGTGTAGTGGTACTACAGGTAAGGGTAAAAAATCGATCAACATTTTTTATCACTAAATGAGTGAGGAAGTTGGACGGCGAAATAAAAGTAAAAACGCCGTCCAACTCAAACCGTTTTTACTTGGACAAAATTTACTAAAAAATTTTTGATGGCTTTTTTAAATAATTGATAAGCAATGTATTAAGCCCAAAAAAATATGCTTTTGACTTTTTCGCTTTCTATATAATGTATTCTCAATAAGCATATTTTAATAGTACATTATTTCTCTTTATATTTGAATTAAAAAACAGACAACAATGAATAAAAAAACAATAACAGAAGACTTAATTAAAGCGCCGTACAAGTACGCTGCGGTTAATCAAAATTCAACTGCTTTTATTTCCACACATAAGCCCAAACTAAAAAAAGAATGTTGGACACCTAAGAAAGGAAATATTCATTATCTGGGGGATAACTTTGATAATAGTAACTGGGACAAAAATTTGTTAAAAAAGTGTTAACAGACTTTTTATTCCAAAAACTTCCCTTATCTTTGCATCATCATTAACAAACAACTTTATTATGAGCTATTCAATTTTATATCGTTCTATTGCAGTGACTTCTAACACTGATCCAAACAAGTACATTATTTTCAGCGAAATGGGCTGTAATAATGTTTACGACGCTAGCAACTATTCTGGACGGATGAGGCGGAGCCGTACTTGGGAAATGGACGTTTATATTCATAGACAGAAGCTTGAATATTTGACCTTGGACGAAATTAAGGCTAGGGTTGCGGAATTGGATTTTGATAGCGGTTGTTATGCTGTTTATGGTAGGAGTGATCGGTCTTACAATGCTTACATGGCTGTTTATAATAGGGCCATAAAGAACGCTATACCCTTCTCTGAAATGTTCTTGTCCAATTTAGGTATATTTTCTGTTTGTTATTATGACAAAGAAGGCAAACGTAATAGCCAAACAGTAAATAACTTGGATATGTTGTTTGATCGGTTCAACGGTTTGAACGAAGTTGGTTCAAAATATGTTCTGGCTAGTTACATTAATTACAATGCTATTATTCCAAAAAGACGTAGAGTTAGGTCTAATGTTAAGAAGGATATTAAAAACCCTTATGTAATTTACATTGAGGGGTCTGGATGGTACGTTAGAAGTCTTCGCAATGGTTTAATTGCATATACTAGTCAAAAGAGGGGGGCTAAGATTATGACGTTAGGTCAATCTACAAAGATTATATCTAAGCTTTCACCTAACGATCAAAAGCGTTTTAGTGTTGTGAAGTTGGACGGCGAATAGTTGATGGTTGGACGGCGAAATATATGCTTGGACAAATTTATTTTTCGCCGTCCACCTTATTCTCAAAAAAAATACTTACCTTTGTAAAAAATAAAAAGCTATGTCAAACGAAAATAATAAAGTTGTTGATTTATTAACCATAGAAGGAACAACCTATTTGTCAGTAGAAGTTCCTGAAAAAGCATCTCGACATATTATCGCAGAAACTATCTTTAAGACTCTAAAATATGCCGATAAGATAGATTTTAAAAGCATGGACCTACAATTTCAAGTGGTTAAAAACGTATACTTTGATAGTTGTGATTTTAGGTTTGCAGATTTAGAAGGTACTGTATTTGAAAATTGCACCTTCGACAACTGTAAATTCAATCCAAAAACAAACTTAAAAGATGTCCAATTCAATATATGTAAATTTGACCACATTGATTTTAATTGGGTCGATCTAAATGGAGTAACAACTAACAACTGCTCCTATTGGTTCGTAACAACCGATTGGACACTAAACAATAACGCATTTCCAAACACAAAAGTAGAATTATGAAATTAGATTTTTTCAACCACCCCACCAAAATTGTCATGGCCAAAACAATAGAGAATTCAGAGATTTGGGTCTATGGCGATGCAGCCGAAAATATTAACGCTGATACACCGTTCGTAATGTATGGCTATGAAGGACCCACAATGAAGTTCCGAGGCGCAGGTGAAATGAAACTCCCTGTAATTAATCGCGATTCAGATATTGAATTTGTAGATTGTCAGTACTCCGAGTTTTATATCACAAGCATCTTGGACACAGATATTCAAGCGAAAATTGAAGAATTTTACAATGTAAATATTTGATAAAATTTATTCAAAATACTTGGACAATCCAAAAACATGTCTTACCTTTGCTGGACAAATAAGTTACTAAACAACATTCACTAAGTTACAAAAACATTATGGGACAGTATTTTAAACCTTGCATCCTTAAAACTGAATCACAACAAACAACCAATGATAAAATCGCAGGTTGGATGGAATCACACGATTACAATGAGGGGCTAAAGTTGATGGAACATTCTTGGTTGAATAACGAGTTCTTAAACACATTCGAAGAACTCATTTCACCAGAAGGACCGTTCGAGAAACATTCCGTGGTTTGGGCTGGGGATTATGCTAACCCAGAAAATGATTTATCTTTCACAGATGAAACAGGGAAACCCCTTGATCTAAATCTATATGATCTTTGTTCGGACACAAAAAAACTGAACCCAAAGAGAGTAAAGGGAAATTCAAAGTATCGGTACATCCTTAACCACACAACAAAACAGTTTGTGGACAAAACAAAGGTACCAGCATCAGCCACAGGAACAAGCGAAGACGGCACGCCTTGGACATTAAGAATACATCCACTACCATTGTTGACCTGTGAAGGAAATGGTAATGGTGGCGGGGATTATTATGGCGAAGAAAGAGGACAAGTAGGCGTTTGGGCTAGGCACTCTATTTCAGTTGCAAACGAAATTCCAAATGACTATTCGGAATTAATTTTCGACCTGACTATAAATTTGTTTTAAAAAACTTGCACAGCAATTTTGGAATAGTTATCTTTGCACCATCATTCACCACAAACACACATTCAAACAATGACAAATGTTTTTTCAAAAGACACTTTATCTGTTTCATTTGAGCGCTTAAAAGACCATAGAATCCGTTTAAATATTGATTCGGATTTTTTGTTCTCTTCGCGTAAATCACGATTGTATGTTAATGAAGAAAATTTAGCAGCCGAACTTGAGACGTTGTGGAAATCAATTAAAACTAAGAAGCTAGAGTCAACAGTTATTAGCTTTGAAGAAATTGATTGGTACGATGATACTATGAATACGTACAAAACACCTGTGGTCCGAATGCAAAGGAATTTAAAGAAAGCTCACATCTCACACCAAGAGCGCGATTCTATTCCTAAAGATTGGGGTGTTAGTTTGCGGTTTGTCTTAACTGATACGTCTACCAATACGCCTTTACTCGAAGTGATAAAGAAAGCTATTGGGACACATTTGAATGCGGATAAGGAAGAAGAATTGGTCAAAAAATTAAAACCATTCTTGCAAAAGAAAGTTGAAAGAGCAATGATCGAGTTTTAATTTACCATAATCCCCCTGAAATATTATTTTTTTAGGGGGATTATTTGTACAATTCAAAAATAAGTCTTACCTTTGTTGGACAAATATATAGTTAGAGCGCGGGCTAAGCTAGGCTAGTAGGTTCGAATCCTACACTAACTGCAAGAGTGGTTCGATTCCACAAACCCATATAGTACAAACGTGTCGATGCGTTTATCAGCCAAAGCGGGGTGCTAGGTGTCCATTGGGGGAGTACTTTGTATGGTGACAGCTTGGAAAGACAA